TGGAGATGTCCTGCTTTGTGACCTTCATGCCCAGCAGCGTTGACAGCACATCCTGCGCCGATGCCGCCATGTACTTCACCTCGGCCTCCAACGGACTTACGTTAGCCACGGAATCCACGATATTAGTTCCCTCGTTCGTGACGAGGTTCTGTGCCGTAATCTGCTCGGTGGTTTGTGTCGCAAGCGGATAGACGATTATCGCCCCTATATCTTTCCCGCCTGTTGTGGACAGATATGTATCGCCAACGTCCTGCGTTCCGTCATACTCACACGCCGCGCACCTGTGCGTGTACGTCCCGGCAATCAGTTCCACTTCGTCCTTAACATCGCCCACGGACAGGAGCATCGGAACGGAGGCGGTCTGCGGCGCAACATAGGGTTGGTAGTCTACGGCTTTAGCTATGCCGACAAAACTGAACGTAAACGGTTTTGAACCTTCGAACTCAATAACCACATAATGCGCTTCGTTCGGAACAGTAAAATGTGCGAACGATTTTAGATGCGACAAGCACTTTTTTAGGTATGTAACGTCTTCTGCTTTTTCGTAAAAGCCAACACGAAGCTGGTTCACGGAAACATAAGTGCCGTTCTGGAACACGTCATGTGAGAAAGCGTATTTGCCTCCCGGAACAACTTCAAAGCAAACGCCGACTTTCCATGAGCCATTATACGGAGATTGAACGGGTGTGCTGTAGTCTTTTATAATCGGGCCGTCACTGGTATCTGTCGCTTCATAGAAAGTGTTTATCATCTGGTCATAATTTTGTTTTTTGAACATCACCTCCGTATCGTTTATACCGTAGGACAGCCGCACGTAGGATATGCCGTTGGGTATCACGGCTGTAAGTGCGAACGGCAAATCAAGTCCTGATCCCGTGCTATCAAAAGCAATCTGCTTAACCCAATTCCCTGTGGAGTTATATCCATGCAAACGGTTATTTCCTCCGTTTTCTCTATTTGATATGAGCGACCATAGGTACGTTTCGCCAGCGGTTACAGGTATCAAGTCGGTGTACTGTGCATCTTTACCTACGGATATGCCGCCGCCTCCTGCGATGTATTTCCCCGTGATGTTCGTGGCGGGGTTCAGCAGATTCGGCCCGCTCACCGTCAGCACTTCGGAAATGCCGTCCGCGTATACACGCTGATTAACGCTATCCCATTTGAGCGCACCGTTGTTGCACATTATATCCACGGGCGCGGATGGCGTTGGTGTGCCGTCCTGTGTGCATAGGCCGTAGCGGGTTAAACTTTTGATTGAATGCTGTATGGCGTTCTGCAACACAAGCGGCAGGTTGCCGGTTATCGTTTCGATGATGGCACTTGCGCCGCCTTTCAATTTAGCGGCATAGAGCCATATCAGCTTCTTCAGGGTTGACCAGTTATACATAGGCCATCACCCCTGAAAGCTGAACTGCTTCACCCATTCCCCGGAACTTTCGCTGAAGAAGTACACATCACCCGTGTCTGATTCGCAGAAGATAGAACCGTCACAGATTCCAATTGTCGGCTTGGTTTCGGACGATGTGCCGAAGATCTCGACCTGTTTCTTGCCGTCTGCATAGGCGGTGGTTACGTTAATTCTCATTGATTTTGCTCCCTTCGCTTGTTCTGATTGGTAGTTTGTTCACGCTGTGCATCAAAGCGTCTAAAAAACCGTTTCCGTTCAATCCTTCCGGGTCGTGGTAGATGGAGTGCATCGTGGTTAGGTCCTCCAGCTCCTCGGCGGTCACGTATCCCCTTTCGATGTACTTCTTGCCCAAGTGCTTGATCCTGTCGTAAAGCAGGATCTTGATGCCGTCACGGACTCCGTCCTGTTTCTTGCGGCGGGCCTGCCACATATTGAACAGGGCAGAAATCAGCGTTGACAGAGCGCCGCTCGATATTATCGCGATAATGATTGTTTCATTCATTTTCCAGTACCGTATACCTTGTCTTATTTGTGATATACGCGTCAGGGTACGTGGTCATGATGTGATACCACCCTGATGGTGCGATATCTATCAGCTCATACTTCTGTCCTTTATGAGCTACGAATAGTTTCTTGCCGTTCGTGTCAGCATCGCGGACCCACACGGACTTGCCGACCACCTTGACAAGCTGCTTGCTCACAGGCGGCTCAGGAGGCACAGGCTCGTCTTTTTTCAGCGCCTTGAACCACGCCAGCTTCTGCCAGTAGCTTGCTTTGTACGGCTCTTCTACGACTCCGTAGGCGCGGCCTTTCGCGTGGTACTGCTTCCCGCCGAAGTAGATGCCAACATGAGTCTCATCGTTAGGGTTCGCTGGGTTCGTCCTGAACAGGAGACAGCCATCCTCCGGCGTGTAGATCTCCGTGGACCGGGCGAAGAGTCCGTCACAGTCCGTACGGCTGTTGAACGCACCGCATTTCCTCAGACACCAGCTGACATAACCGGAGCAGTCGAAGACGCGGGCGACATCCTTGTAAGGGGAGGACATTACATCCTCCCACTCTTTGACAGCCGCGTCAGGCTGACGGCCTTTCTCCTTAGCACGAATCCATGCCTCGCTAACTTCACAGCAAAGTTGCCCGGAGCCGCCCCAAACGTAAATCGAATGGTTTTCAACTTCGGTTTGCGCGGCTTTTAATAATTCGGTAATCATTCTGCGGCGTGGTAGTAGGTTTCGCCCTTGAGCCTGTCGCCTGTGTCGTTCAGCATGACAACGCTATGGACATCAACCGCGGACACAGCCGCCGCCGCAAGTGCCTGGTGGTATGCCTGTTCTGCGACATTGGCATCAGAAAACGCGGCAGGAGGAACGATGGCAACAGAACCGTTATTCGCTTTTTGAATCTCAATGATAATGTAAGACATGAATTAAACCTCCATTTGTTAATTGCATACGTATGTCCATGTTGGATAACCGGAAGAATATGAACCTCTACCGTAAAATTTTAGCGTACCTGAAGTATTAAGCTGGCACATAACAAAGTCTGTACTGGCCCCGTTTTGAGCAATAAAGAATTGCGTTCTTGCCGGTTCTGGAAGACCCGTTGCAAGAGTTGTCCACGCTCCGTTCGGCACGTTGTTTACATCGCCATAAATAGAGCATACGCCACCTTTTCTGTCATAATAGATAGTTCCATATGAACCGGAAACGCTACCAGATATGTGTGTATTTGCTACAAAATCATGCGTGGCAAGAACAGTTTCACCGCTGGGAGCGTCGTTGACGGCCTGAAGGGTTTCCACGGAGAATTTGGATTGATTGACGGAATCCGTGGAAACGCTGAAGCACACCGTCACGGGGTTTGCGTTACTCATGGTGTAGTGAATATCAACATACCCATTTGAACCGTTTACATTGTATCGAACATTATCTATGCCATTAACGTTGGATACGCTTTGCTCGCCGACAAAGGATATCTTGTTGGCGACAAGATTTAAGTCGATGCCGTGGGCCTCGTTCGCCGCCCCGGAATACCCTCTTGTAATATCCAAATGTAGGACAGCACCGATATAGCCCAAAGCGTCATTGGTTGAACCAGCGGTGAATTTCACCGCCCTATACCACCCGGCGGATGACAGGCTCTTAGTAACTAATTGCCCACGCACCGCACCAACATCCAAGGCCGATAAGTCAACGGCCCCTGACTCCCCGTTGACAGATGTTACAGGGGCTTGATACGAAGACGGCAAGGCTCCGATATCCGATGCAGAAAGCTGAATGTTTCCGTTGCCGTCCGGGGAAACATTGTTGACGGTAGAAACGGAACCGCTACCATCCACGCCTTGACGGGCAATGGAATACGAAACCGTCTGCCCACCGTCCGAATAATTTACAATAGTCCTTGTCCAAAGGAAACTTCCCTGTGAAACGTTGGGCGGGTTGTCAACCCAAGTCCCGGTTGGGTACATTGTCCCGGACGTCCACTCTTGATATGTGACGGAAGTGGAAGTTATGGTTATATCCTCACCCGACGGACCCCGGGGGCCTGTTGCGCCCGTGTCACCCTTCACGCCGTTGGTGACTTGAAAGGTTTGCGTTGTACCGTCCGCAAGGGTAACGGTATAGGTATCAATAACCGGGTTGGTTCCTGCACTTCCCGTCTTAGTTATGGACGAAATCCCACCGTGTCCATTTGCAAGCTGAAGCAGGAAGTTTGTCATGGTCTGCCCGGTCAGCTTCTTCGCTGTGTTTGCCTGTTCAAGGACGAACAGGTCGGTCGCGGTTATGGATAGCGCTTCTTCAAGCTCGTCAATTCGTTTGTCAGCCATTGTTTACTCCTTCAATCTGCATGGGACGGACGAGCGCCACGCGGACGCAGTCCTGCTCGTTCACGATGTACGCCAGCTCCGTGAATCCGCTGATGGCAATCGCGTCATTATCATCCGGCTCGTAGATGATGCGGTCAGTACCGTGTGCGAAAGCAGCTGCCGCTTCGCCCAGGCTCATATTCACCCGAATGAACATATGACCGGACGAGGCAATGGCGAACGAGATGACTTCAAACTCGCGCCCATCTGATAGCTTGATCTTTTCCATGAATCCTCCTTTATCTAAGAACTAAACGGTGCGCACATAACTAACGTGGTGGCGGAAACGTTTTGCATTGTCATCAGCCGGATTTCTCTACCTTGAAACGAAAAATATCTGCCTGTTTGCAGATTATAAAACTTTCCCCAAGTCGCAATAACAGCACCGGAGAAAACGTCTGCGGCATAATCCGCGTTGCCGAGGGAATCATTGATGGTTCTTGTGAATTTAGAAGTACCAATAGAACCGCCAGAAATGCCGCCGCCGGAGAACGTGCCGGAGCTGCCGCCGTAGCGGATGTTCTTCGCCTGCACGGACCCGGTGAATGTACCGTCTCCGTTCACGGTGAGTCCGTTCTCGTCAATCGTCAGCACATCGTTTCCGTCCGCCTGCACCTTGAACACATCCGAGTCCATAGTCCAGGAAACGGACGAAGGGTCGCCGCCCTGCCGGTCAACCTTGGCTGAGATCTGATCAGCCTGGACGGACAGCTCGCTCTCCATGTTGTTTATGCGGCGCTCTATCTTGCGCTCAGCTGCGGGAGTGAACTTATACTCATGGTCTATCTCTTCGTCATGCGGTGCGGACACATCGACAGCGTGAAGCGCTCCGGAGCGCACGGTCAGCTTGAATATGCCTCCGTAAACGCCGTTCACGGTGAGTCCGTCACCCAGCTCAGCCGCCGGATCCAGCAGAGCGTTCTGCGCTTCGTACGGCTGGTACTGGTATCCTTCAAGAGATGCCAGTATATTATCGGCCATTGCCTGCGTACCCCAGGGGCAGCTGATGGTCAACGTTCTGCCTGTATCGTTGCCGGATTCGTAGTACAGCTCGGCGGTGACATTGATGACGACTTTTGAGTATGAGCCAAACTGCTTTGAAACGAGCAGGGACTCGGCTTGCTTTCCGATAGATGTCGTGCCGGTCTGCCTGTAATAGTTAGACAATTATCCTGTCACCTCCGAACGTGATATAAAGTCCCGCCGCGTTGATTAGCAAGTTAGTTTCGGCGGGATAACCGTTCACCGTGACGAGCCGCAAATGCCCGAAATCGTCCATGATCCAGCACCCGGCGTACATTGCCGCGATATACCCAAGCGCCTCCCGGCACGAGTACTGGGCAGGAATCGGCACCTGATATCCGTTGACGATCTGCGAGGATGCGCCGCTGTCAACCGTGAAGCCGAGGAATGTCGCGATGGCATTGACAGCTTGGATGTCAGTCATGGGGAAGTTCTCAATGGGACACAGCTGCTCCGCCATGAGCATTGCATCGAATCCGTGCAGTTTCATCACATCGACAGCATCGTTTTTCGTGAACTCTCTCGTGTCGATAAAATACTTGCCCTTCGGTAGCCACTCGCTCGTCAGCGTGCCGTTCGTGATCCTGACATATGGCTCAATGAGCGCCATGCGCGGGATGTCCACGGTCGGCTTTATCAGCGCCACATCTATCTCCGCCGATATGCAGGAGCCAAGGACAGGAGAGGATGCAAACACGCTCCTGTTGATTTCGATGCTTTGCAGGACATCCTCTCCGTAGTCCACCCCGGCTATGGCAACCTTCCATTCCGCCCTGTGTTTGCCGGACAGGATGGTGGTATAGGTCGATGATACAGTTTGCATATCAAAGCTCCGTCAATGTGATAGAGTCGATGTCGTTCCACTTCTGCCCGCAATACAGGCATCGGGACAGGTACAGCGCGGAAACGGAGTCGAGCGTCATCAGCGCGGTCACATCTGCGTTGCGCTGCAGGCAATGGTACTGCACCTCACATGGCTCGTTCAGAAGGTCGCTGCACAGCGCAGCCACCGTTGCCGCCGTTTGCGGGTTCAGCCGCACGCTCAGCTCGCCCTTCTGTCGGAGCATTGCCGTATGGCCTACGCCGTCAAGGGTCTGCACGGTTTCGCCGAAGACAGGGTACAGCGTTGTCCTGTATGAGTCACGCTCCACAAGGCCTGTGTAGTCGTGGCTGTTTACCATGAATGTGTACTTGCTCATCCGTTCGCCCTCGCCATTCTGCCCTGGTACTTGGTCACGCTCTCGCCGATGATCCTGCCGTCAAGTACGCTCTGCACCACGATGGTCGTAGGAGCCGAAGCAGCTGCGCCGTTGGTCAGAGGTGTGACGGTGGTCTTGCCGTTGCTCACGTTCAGAAGCTCAGGACCCGCTTCGCCGACTATTGCTTGGCCCTTGGTGACAACGCCGCCGTTTGCGAGCATGGGGATGTAGCCGACTTTGCCGATTTTCACGCCGAAGATGCCGGCGAGCGAGTTAGCCTGGTCAATGAGCCAGTTGATGCCGTCAATGATCGTGTTTATCATGGAGATGATAAGGTTCAAAGGACTCTTGAACACGTTGGCGAGGCCGCTCATGATGGAAGAGAAGATATTCTTCACGCCGTTCCAGGCGCGTGTCCAGTCGCCGGTGAACACGCCTCTGACGAAGTCGATGATGCCGTCAAATATGCCCTTTATGGAATCCCACACGCCCTTCACGATGTCGAAGAAGCCGTTCAGGATGCCGCCGAGTACAGGCCCGAAGATCTCGGTCCAGTCGGTAGCGAACACGCCCTGGAGCCAATCGTCAAGCCGCTGCAGGAGCGCCTGTATCTCGTCTCCCTTGGTCGCGATAAGAACCACAAGGCCAACGATGGCGGCTATGACGAGCGCGATCGGGTTCGCCATGAGCCACATCAGCGCTGAGGATACGCCGCTGATCAGAGTCGGTATCGCAGCCACCAGTCCGGATATCTTGGACAGAAGCGTAGCCAGCGGCGAGATAGCGGCGACCACCGCGAGGATGGTCATGATGGTCTGCAGCTGTTCTTCTGACAGGCTCCCTATCCAGGTGAACAGCTTTTCAAGGAGTCCTACCACCTTTTCAAGGACAGGGGTCAGCACCGCCATAGCCTTGGCTCCTGTTTCAGCGAGCCGCGCCTTGGACTGCGCTTTCAGCTTGTCGATTTTGTCGTTTACCTCGTTTAGGCTGTCCACGGTGTCTTCGGACATGATGAGTCCCATGTCCTCCGCTTCCTGCCCCAGCTCCTTCAGCGCCTTGCCGCCATCGTCAACAATGCCCGCCAGGCTGTCGGCAGACTTGCCGAAGATAGCCATAGCCGCCGCGTCACGCTCGGTTTCGTTGTCAATGTTTCCGAGCGCCGCGAGGGTGTCATAGAAGATGTCGTTGATGTCGCGGAAGGAACCGTCAGCGTTCTTCGTCTTCACGCCGAGCGCCGCCAGCTCCTTGGAGTCTCCGGCAACGGCTTTCTTCAGTTTCGTTGCGGAGCCGGTAATGTCTTCGACAGACACATCTACCAGGTCGGCGGCGTACTGGAACTTCTGAAGCTCAGCCACGCTGAAGCCGGTCTGCTTCGCCAGCGTGTTCAGATCGTCAGCGCTCTTTACGGTGCTGTAGGCAAGACCGCCGATAGCGCCGAGCGCGCCGGCAGCTGCCGCCGACAGCTTCTTCGTCTTGTCCGCCACCTTCTGAGCGCCTGTCGCGACTTTGTCCGCCGCTTTCGCGATGCTGGACATGGCGTTGGCTGTCTCTTTCGATGCGGTTTCAAGGTTCTTGACTTCCGTCTCTGTCGCTGTGATCTCGCGCTGCAGGGCCATGTACTGGTCGGAGTTCTTGTCTACTCCGTTTTGGTCCATCGTGGCCTGCGCCTGCTTCAGGGTTTCCAGCTTGCCCTTCGTGTTCTGTATCTGATCACCGAGGAGCTTCTGCTTCTGCGCGAGCAGCTCCGTGTTTTTAGGGTCGAGTTTCAGGAGGCGTTCAACATCTTTGAGCTGTGCCTGCGTGTTCTTTATCTCGCCGTTGACATCCTTCAAAGCCTTGTTCAGGCCCGAAGCGTCACCGCCCAGCTCTATCGTTATGCCTCGTATCTTTTCAGCCATGTTTCTTCCCTCCAAAGAAGGAGTAAATATCGTCCTGTGTAGCCTTGTATGGGTACTTCTCCTGATCGTTCGCCTTTTCGGTGAACATATCGAAGACCATGCCCATGCTCATGTTGTGTAAGGCATCGTCCGACAATCCCAGCTCGGCGCACCTTAACATAAAGATGGCTCCGTTGGCCTCACGAATTGTCGGCCTTACTTTTTTCGCGGTGTCGATGTCGTTTCAAGTCCGGCCACCCACAGCTCAAGAATCTGCGGCAGGACTTCGTAGATGCTGAACACGCCGTCAATGCCGTCCAGCCATTCGTCAGGGTCGCCGGGTATATCCGGATCCGCTGCTTTCGCCATGACCCAGGCAACGTTTTCAAAGATGGTAAGGTCAAGAGCAGAGAAAGTCCGCCCTTCGTCCGTTGCGTCCTCCTTCGCGGACATGGCCTTCTTGTACGTTTCCTCAAGCTGGCTCATGTCCTTGATCAAGTCACGCCCGAACTTGAAGCGGTATAAACGAGGAATGAGAGCCGAAGCTCTCATCCTCATACTCTTGCCGCCGATGTTCAGCGTGCGTTCCATTATGCCTCCTCAAACACCGTGGAGAACCAGCCGGTCTTCGTAGCCGCAGGCGTGTCAGCGGTAGTCCGCGCAAGCACACGACCGTCACCCAGGGGGATGGCGGAGATGTCGCTGGACTGGGTCTGAGGCTCCTTGGTGTCCTCGTTCGTCTGCGAGCCGATACCAGGACGAGTGCCGCTCACGTTGTACAGGCAGTACAGCTCTTCGTCAGCGTCACCGTCAATCTGGTACAGGAGCGCGAAGCTCTTGGGATTCACGCTGGAGTTTTCGGTCAGAACCTTGGAGGTCGCGCCGAGCGTGTCGCCCCAGATGTCCTGCATCATTTCATCAGAGAACCGCGCCATCTCCAGCGTGCCGGAGTAGCCGTTGTTCGCGATACTGTTGTAGAACACGATGCCGTCAGCGTAGAACGGAGAGACTTCGCCCTCCTGGGAGAGGTCGAGAGAAACAGCGCCCCGCACAGCCTTGGGAGTACCCCAGGAGTAGGAGATAACGCCGTTGTTTTCTGTCTCGGTGAGTACGGCATAGTGTACGTTCTTCAGGTTGAACCTTACTTTGTTTTCAGCCATGTTTACACCTCAATTTCATAGGTTATTTCGTATATTTTCTGATCTTCAAGGAACTCGATGGACTTCGTGTAATACATATCCGTCAGAGCCGCCTCGACAACGGCCTCCGTGGCCTCGTCCCGCTTGTCCGTGTACAGGTTCACGGTCACGACCTTCCGCGCATAATAGACGATTCCGTCAGCGGCGAAGTTCCTGTCCTGTCCCTGGTAGAAACAGATATACGGCCTGTCCTTCTCTTCCAAAGGCACGGACGAATAGCTGACAGGGATCTTCGTCTCATCGAGCAGCGTTTTCAGTTCTTCAAGAGTCATTCTTGATTCCCTCCACAAGCGTGTCTATGGCTTCGGCTTCGACCTTCGCTATGTGCGGACGAGCAGCCACATACCCGCCGTTTGCTTTCCGGTGTCCCTTCTCCAAAAGGTGCGTGATGTAGTAGCGCTTCTTGTTCAGCACCACCTTCTCATACGCCCACTTGTTCGTCTGCGCGGTCTTCTTCGATTCCCATCCGGATGAGTATTTTCCTGTCCGGACAGGTGAGTCGGCTCTCAGCTTCTTGACGGCTTGCTTCGCCGCCTTATCGACAGCTCGCTTCATGGACTTGACGGTAACGCCCTCATACTCGGTGAGGATCTTGTTTA